AACTAATTTTTCACCATTAAATAAACCTAATTTTACTAATGATTTAGTTTCACCTTGAATATGATTTTCATTTAAAAAATCACTAGTAACCTTTGAGGTTAATTCTTTTATGTAACATTTTCTAGCATAGATTTTTTCATCAACTAATCCTAATCTATTTTTAATTATAGATTTAACAATTTCTTTTTTACCATTCCATTCATCCTCAAATATGTGAAGCAATTCAATTCCATCATTTTCAGCACTTTTTGTTTTGCTTAAATGAAAATTCTTATCTTTAAAGAGTTCGTTGTGCCAATAAACACCATTTAACTCAATCCCTAAGTTTTTTGATGGTACAAAAATGTCGATTTCAGTTTTGTCTTTTGTTTTAAATGTTTGAATTGTTTCAATATTTAAACTTCTTACAAAATCATTAATTTCTTGTTCCTTGCTTGAAATGAAACATTGACCAAGTTTATTACAATTTGTGCAGACAATATTGTTATCACGAATTCTTTCATAAAAAACTTGTTTATGAATTTCATAATTATCACCACATTTTTCACAAAAAACAGTTAATTGTGTACCATCAATATTGATTATATTATAATTTGGATATAAATCTCTATATTTTTGATGAATTTTGTTTTTAAATTCAGTTGTTTTTGCAAAATTATCTATACCGTATTTTTTAATACATGTTTCTTTATATTTTTTAGAGTTACTAATATTTTCTCTACCATATTTTAATAATTTTGTTTTTAGCATTTTTTCAGCATTAACAAAATTTTCATCACCATAACGTTCTAATTTTGTTTGTTTTTGTTTCTTTACAAAGTCTTGGTGTTGAGGATAAAAATCAATTCCATACTTTTCATTGAAGGTATTTTTTTGTCGTTTAAGCATTTCATCTTTATTTGTATTAATACAAATTAATGAACAAAATTCTCCGTATGGATTATCGAATCGTTCTCTAAATTTAAGTTCTTTAGAACATGTTACACATTTTGGTCTTTCAGATAATTGGTTAAAATAAAACCAAATTTTTTCTTTGAAAGAAAGGTTTAAATCTATTTTAGAAGAATAACTAATAATTTCATCATAAACTTCTGGATGATTTTTAGAAAACCAACCTTCTCTTGTTTTATAACCCGATTTATTATCTGTTGTGAAAAAAGAAAATTCCATATATCTATACTTTTCATATAAATATATGGAATTTAATTTTGGTTGTAAAGGATATACTTAATTTTTAGTATACCAATATGCAACGATCCGGTCTAAGCGTAGCATTAATTGTTGCTAAACCATCCTGACCATAGTTCAAATCTTGGAAATCAACACCAGATAAGAACGTCCCTTGTAAAATCCATTTTTCAACCACAACTCCCGTAGGATCAAGGAGTTCCAAGTCAATATCTTTCTTGTAACCGGCTGCGTAACCCATTCTACCTGTGACTGATTCTGCATGTAAACGAACCCACTCCATAAGAGCTTGCGCTGCTGAAGGTCCAATAGGATCTCTAAATGTTACGTTAATTGTATCCCAATTGAATTTACCAGCAACATAAGTTTCGGTATTTAAAAAAGGAATAGTAACAGCATTAATTTTAATTGAAGGTCTTTTTGTTGACTCAACGTACCATTCATTAATACCTAATGAAGATGGAAAACGTAAAATAAATCTATTCTTCCTTTTAGGTTCATAAGGTAAGGGCATTTTCATAAGTAAGTCTGCCATGTTCTATAATTTTTAATTTTTTTATTTCTTATCTATAAATACTATAACTTTTAAAAAATTTTCTATTTACTTTTGTTTTTTAAAAATTATTCTCTCTATAGAAGTTCTATTATATAAATATATTATATTAATATTTTTCTTTCTTACCTGTACCAGTATAATAAGTTTTTATATCAGGTTCGTTTTTAAAATGTGATTTTATTGTTGAAATGTTCTTTAAATCATCATCTGAAAAACCAATTACAGGAATAAAATAGTTTTTAACATCATTTTTTAAGTATGCTTTTTGGTTTAGTTGCGCAGACATTTCTTTCACATAATTTGAAAATTCTTTTAATGCAACAACTTTAGCATTTTCAGGATTAAGTTCATTTTCGTTTCCATAAGTTACCGGATAAAAACGACATAGATTTAAATACTCTCTTATTAGTTCGATATCATTTAAATCTTTTTCATCTGAAATATTTCTATATTTTCTTAAATTTTTAACCAATTCTTTTCTATCTATTCCGTTGAAATCGGAAATAATATAATTATAAACACCCTGCTTTAAAATTTCAGGTGAATGTCCCCTCGCTGTAATAATCGCAAATATTGATCCCCCATTTATGCTTTCAACGAAATCATTCCAAGATGGTCCGGGTTTTGCAAGCATCGCATCAATTAAGAAATTTTTATCACCAGATGTTTTAAAATTCTTAAATGCATCATCAGCGAATCCAACGATTGTTTTTCCTCCGTATTCAAATTCTTCTTTACCAATCATTGACCTATATTTTGCATAATCATCTGTGGTCATTCCAACCTCATTTCCATTATTATCCATAAGATAAATTCTGGTTGGCATTTTAACGATGTTATCATCCCAATCAAAAGCATAATACTTTAAAATTGGTGAACCCAACTCAGACATTTGCTCGGTTAACTTAAAAAGTTTTTGTTTCATATCTATAAA